CGAAGTCGTCTGTTGCTGACGCTAACCTGGCGGCAGCAAAGATCAAGGTTCAGCAGGAGACCGCCAAGCTGGGCGCTGCACAGATGCGCCAGGCCCTGGAGGTCCAGAAGCTCAGCGAGCAAACGAACAAGGCTGCGCTGGCACAGCAGAAGTTGACGACTGAACAGCAACGCACCGTTGAAGCAATGAGCCGTGCCGCAACTGCCCATCAGCAGCTGACCAACGCCCAGTCGCAGAACGCCATAATGGCCGTGCGCCTAAGCACCGAGCAGGGCCGCGCAGCACATGCCGCTGCCATGGCACAGGCTGCTCAGCAAAACCTTGCAGCGGCCACCAGCCGAGCCCAGGCAGCGGCTACCGGGGCGGTTACTGCTACCCAGCGCCTGGCAACCGAGCAGCAGCGCACGGCCATACAGGCATCTAACGCTGCTGCGGCTGCGGACCGTGCTGCTATGGCCGCTCTTCGCCTGGCTGAAGCCCAGCGCAAGGCAGCGAACCAAAGCCGCCAGTCTGCTACAGGTCTGGCTGACTTTGCTCGCCAAGCGACGGCAGTTGGTGGCGGTGGCCTGGCTGTGGTTAGCCTGGGCAAGATGGCAGACGGTTACACCACGCTGCAAAACAAGCTGGTAAACCTGGCACCAGACATGGTGACGACTAACAAGCTGATGAACGAAATGTTCGAGCTTGCTAACCGAACCCGACAGCCTGTTGAGTCTACCACCCAGGCCTTCCAGCGTTTCGACAACGCAATGAAGGACATGGGGGCCAGCCAGGAAGAATCCCTGCGCATGACCGAGACCATCAACAAGGCAATTATTGTGTCTGGTGCGTCTGCGTCTGAATCTGCTGCCGGTTTGCTCCAGTTGGCACAGGCCTTCGGTTCCGGGCGCCTACAAGGTGACGAATTCCGTTCGATCATGGAGAACATGCCGGTTCTGGCCGACATGATTGCCAAGTCGATGGGTACCACCCGGTCGCAGTTGAAGAAGCTGTCCACCGAAGGTAAGATTACCTCGGAGGTAATGCGTAAAGCGTTTGCTGAGGCGGCAACGGACATTGACGCACGCTTTGCTAAGACTGTGCCAACCATGGGTCAGGCCTTCAACGTTCTGCGTAACAACACCATGCGCATGACTGGTGAGATTGACCAGGCCCTTGGCATTACCCGAGGCATTAGCCAGGCAATGCTTCTGCTTGCCGATAACATGAAGTTGGTTGCCTTCGCAGCCGCAGCCGCGGGCTCGGCCATGATGGCAGCATACGGGCCAAACCTGCTGACGGCCCTGAACAAAGCCCGTGTGGCTACCCTGGCCCTCAATACCGCTATGCTGGCAAACCCGGTCTTGGCTGTGGTGGCTGCATTGGCCACGCTGACGGCTGCTGTGTTGCTGTTCGGTGACAAGGTCAAGGTAAGCGCTGACGGGTTTGTTACTCTCAAAGACCTGGCGGTTGGTACCTTCAACGTCATTAAAGACTTGGCGACCACCACTGCAACCTGGATCATGCAGAAGCTGGACGTTGTCACTAAGTTCATCTCGGATATGACAGGGGGCTGGGCAGACGACTTCCGTAGCGCCATGGCGCTCATTGGTAGCTTCGTTGCCAATAACGTGAACAAGATGATTGGCACGTTTGTTGGCGGTTACCGCGCAATCTTGAAGGTCTGGGAAACTGCACCGGAGCTGTTCAAAGACATCTTTGCCAACATCGTCAACTTTGGCGCAACTGCGGTTGAGACCGTTGTTAACAGCTGGCAGACCGGGCTCCGCCTGGTGGCTGGTGCAGCCAAGGGTATTGCCCCGGAGACTGCAAAGGCGCTGACCGACGGCCTGGACAACATGAAGATCGAACTTCCTCGCATGGAAGTTGGCAGGGGTGTGAAAGCTGGCTTGGCAGAAATCGGCGCAGAGTTCAAAGCCGCTGTTAACGTCGACTACCTTGGCGCAGCTGGCGATAAGCTGATGGACTCGGCTCGCGAAGCTGCAAACATTCGTGTTAAGGCTGCTGACGCAGAGGCTAAGGCTCAATTGCGTGCCGCTGGGAAGAACAACAATCCAGCAGCCGAACCTGGTAAAGCAGAGCTCAAGCGTTCCGCTGCCCTGGCAAAAGTCAACATGGAGCTTGATAACGAAATTGCCCGTATGGGTATGCTCAAGCCAATGCGTGACGACCAAGAGCGCTTTGACTCCATCCAGGAAAAGCTCATTGGTCGTAAGATTAAGCTGACCGAGGACGAGACCAAAGCAATCAAGGCCAAGATTGCCGAAGTGCGCAAGGCCCTGGAAGTTCAAGGTGCCATGGACTCGATCTACGAAGCTGCTGTTGCACCACAGCGTGACTATAACAACCAGACGGCAGCGGCTAAGAAGCTGCTGGATGACGGTTCGATTAGCCTTGAGCAGTATTCCAAGGCCATGACGCTGGCAACGCAAAGCTACATTGAAGCCGTTGACCCGATGTACAGCTTCAACAAGGCTTTAGCAGAGCAAAACTACCTGAACAACTTCAACCCGGCCAACCGGGAAGTTGAGTCCCAGGTGTTGCAGCAAAAGAACGCTCTGTTGAGCCAGGGTGTTGTACTGACCCAGGAACAGACCCAGGCCCTGCGCGAACAGATCCTGGCAGAGCAGCAGTTTGCAGCCCTGACCGCTGCCAAAGATACCATCTGGCAGAATACCAGTGGTGCGGTAAGCGAGCTGCTGACTTATCAGACTGCGTTGAACGAAGCCTTCAACAGTGGTGCCATCACACAGACGTACTATGCGGCCCAGATGGCGCAGACGAACGTCAAGATGGCTGAGCTGCAGAACATGATGGGTAATGGCGACGTCTTCAGTGTGTTTACTGCGGGTATGGGCCAGGCCCTGGAAGGGTTCCAAAGCCTGGCAACGTCGACTGCCGACATCCTTGGCAACGCGATGACCACAGCAATCGACGGCATCTCCAACTCGTTGGCCGGTGCTATTGTAAAGGGCGAAGACCTGCGCAGTACTCTGTCTGCTGTTGGCCAGGCCATCATTACCGAGATGTTGTCTGCCCTCATTAAGATGGGCATCCAGTACATGCTGAACGCGGTTATGGCGACCACTGCCCTGACCACACAGACCGCCGCAAGCCTGTCTGCTGCTGCAATCACTGCTGCGGCCTGGGCACCTGCTGCCGCAGCAGTGTCCTTGGCAACCTTCGGTGCGAACTCCCCGCCTGCTGTTGCTGGTATGGGTTCTGCCAACGTGGCTGCTAAGTCGTTCGCTATGGCAGGGTTCAGCAAAGGTGGTTATACTGGGGACGAAGCAGTCAACAAAGCAGTAGGTATCGTGCACGGTCAAGAGTTCGTAATGAACGCTGCGGCAACTAAGCGTATTGGTGTTGAGAACCTGCAAGCGATGCAAGACGGCGATATGTCCGGCATCACGCAGACCCAGTACACCAGCGCAAGCCCGTCGCGTGGGATGCCTAGCATCAACGTAACGAACAACGGCACCCCGCAGAACTACGAAGTTGAAAGCTGGACTGAGGATGAGATCCGTCTCATCGCGTCGGACGTGGCAGACCAGCGGGTTAAGACTGGTGCAGGCAGGGCAGTTGCCCGTGACCTGCGCAACCCTAACTCGTCGGTATCCAAGTCCATGGGTTCCAACACGATGACTAAACGGCGGCGATAATGCGAAAGCTTCCATACTTGCCAGACACAGACGGATACGGTTTCTCGGACCCCGAAGAAACCGTCATGGTGCAATTGGACGGCGGTAAGCCGTTCATGCGCTCCGATGTCCTCAACGGGGCAATCACTCTTACGGCCCAGTGGAAGCTGGACCGTAACGAGTATGAATACATGCGCAAGTTCTACAGGGTCACCGTCGAGAAGTACGGCGGTGCATTCCTGTGCGACTTGATCATTGACAAGTCCACTCTTACGGAACACCAGTGCTTGTTCGTGCCTGGGTCGATGAAGCTGACCCAGCAGCGCGGCCATCTGCATGTGGTAGCAGCCAACCTTGTGGTTATCCCAATTCCAATGGATATTGACTACGAAGACAGCCTGCTTGACCTCATTGACGCTTATGGCAACACGGACAACGCGCAGGTTATTCTGAACGACCTGGACGAGTTGGCAAATGTTCGCTTGGGTGCTATATGAGTGAATATTCGGAGTTCTTCTTAAACTCTAAGTCCAAGGTAGTGCAGCTGGAGTTGTTGGAGATTTACCACCCCAACTTCAGTAAGCGCTATTATATCGTCCGCAACGCGGTTCTTGGCGTAACCGTGAAGCACGAGGACGGAACAACCCACGCTTACCAGTATTACCCGTGCAAGCTGGAACAGAACAGCACGGAAGACGACCTGGACGCCGGTTACAAGATCACATGGGGTGAACTGGGAGAAATTGTCCCAACAGAGATGGACAGGGTCCGAGCGGCCAACGGCTTCTTAACGAAGCCAACCATCATCTACAGGTCGTACCGGTCGGACAACTTGAATACCGTCATGTTTGGACCAATCTTGCTGGAGGCCGTGGCCTTTACTTTCACGTTGGAAGGGTCGGCGTTTGAGGCCAATGCACCGCAGATGAACCAGAATTCGGTTGGGGAGATTTACGACCTTGTCCGTTTTGACGCACTTCGGGGTACGCTGTGAGCATTGACAAGTATCTTGGTCTTACCTACGATAAGCGGGCGTTTAACTGCGCCCACTTTGCGTCAATGGTATGGCAAGACCTCACTGGGCAAGACATAAGCGCCAACCTAAGCGGGTTTACTAGACCGCGTGCCGAGCGAAAGGTTAACATGGCGCAGGTACGGCTATTTGCCCGCCTGGAGGCCCCTGTAAGCCCCTGCCTGGTGCTTATGAGCCGAGCCCTAGGGGAACCCCACGCTGGGGTATACCTGCGCGGTAAGGTGCTGCATATAACCGAGGCTGGGGTTAACTTCGACTTTCTGGAAGTAGCCTCCTGCGGGTTCAACCATGTGAGATTCTACAATGTCCCAGACGCTAATTATGATCGAGAATACCCTCGATCCGGAAGAGTGGCAAGAGACGCAGACTGACGATGTCTGCGCATTCCTGAAGATGTATTTCAACGGCCACTGGCCGGACACTGCCAGGCTGTACTATGGCCAGGTAGCCACAGCTCACGACGTTACCCCGTACAACGAAGACGGCATCCGCATCCTGCAGACGCTGAAAGACAAGCCAATCTATTGCGTTGTGTACCCGGCTGGCGGCACCGAACTGTTCTTTGCCGCAGTGATTGGCCTGTTTGTTGTGGTCACCGCACTGTTCAAGCCTGCTGTGCCAAACAACGCCATGCGCAACCAGCAGGTCTCTAGCCCAAACAACGAACTTTCGGCTCGTGTGAACAACCCACGGGTTAAAGGGCGAATCCCGGATATCTTCGGCACAGTGCGGTCCACACCAGACACTATTGCAGAAGTGTACAGCACTTTCTCTAACAACCAGGAGATTGAAGAGTCGACTATGTGTGTTGGCCGTGGTGCCTATACCATCACAGACATCCGCGACGGCGACACCCCTGTAACAGGCATTGCCGGTACCACGGTAGAGGTATATGCCCCATTTGCCAATATCTCTTCTGGTGAGCCGTACATCCGTATTGGCACAGCCATCCCAGGTGCTCCGCGCAAGGTAACTAAGTCCAACTCTGTTAATGGCCAGGTGTTGCGTCCACCAAACGATAGCAAGTACAGCGGAGTTAACGATATCTACTTCCAGTACCCTGACCAGATCAACCTTGTGACGACTGAGCAGGTTAACTGGACTGAGAATTTCATGCCCGGCGACTCTTTGCAGGTGAGTAACTCCACCTTCTATAGTCAGGCTCTGTCTCTTACCGCTCTGGTAACTCCGGTTGACGACGAGACTTTCCGGTTTCCTAAGCCTGCAAGCCCGATTCCGGCTGTGGTAGGCGATCAGATCTCCATGCCGAATGCGCTGTTCACTGTTCGTAACGCATCTAACCAGGTGATTGCGGTTTACAACTTGAGCGGTACCTACACCATTGCCGCTCTTTCTGAACAGGTCATTGGATCGGAAACATACACCGTCGTTAAGCTGGCCACCCCAAAGAACATCAACCCTGAGTGGGATAAGGTAGATCAGTATCCTGCACCAGCCCCGGTTGCGGTCATCCTGACCCTTGTTGGTGGTACTAAGGCATTTGATCTGGATGGTACTTATAACATCCTGTCTGTCAGTGCCAAGCGCATTGTGCTCAGCAACCCAATTGCAGTCAACCCGGACTGGGCGTTTGTGGATGCAATGCCAGACGACAAAACTCCAATGTCCAGCCCTGTATTGCAGGTCAGCGGGCCTAAGTGGGTAGGCCCATTCTCTTTAACAGTAGCCGACCGCAACGAAGTTCTGGTCAACCTCTATGCACAGAACGGCCTGTACAAGGACAACGGTCGCCAGCAGTATGGGTTTAAGGTCAGCGTAGAAGTGCTGATTGAACAAATTGACAGCGCAGGTAACCCAACTGGCGCCACCTACACCTTTGCCCGGGATATTAGCGGTAGCCAGTACAACAGAGACTCCATTGGGATCACCATCTCTATGAAGCCTGTGTTTACTGGCCCCTGCCGCGTTAGCGTGCGCCGTACCAGTCCAACGGACCTTGAGTTCGAGGGTAGTGTGGTTGACGAAATTAAATGGCGCGACCTGTATGCAGCATCGCCGTTCAAGTCCAACACATTCGGTAACGTCACCATCATTCGTTCGCGCACCTATGCGACGGCAGGTG